TTAGCTGCTCAAGGGGGCGACTTGATGGCAGACCAGTGGGAAGTGGTCGAATTTCCTGCAATTTTGCCCTCAAACAAGCCTTTATGGCCCGAATTTTGGGATAAAGACACACTTTTGGGCATAAAAGCGTCGTTACCCGTCGCAAAATGGTCAGCACAGTGGCAACAGGAGCCAACTTCGGCAGAATCTGCCATTGTAAAGCGAGAATGGTGGAAAATGTGGGAAAAAAAGGACATTCCACAGATAAAATATATCATGCAGAGCTACGATACGGCATTTTCTAAGAAAGAATCAGCCGATTATAGTGCAATTACCACTTGGGGCGTGTTTCAACCTGAAGAAGGGGGTCCTGACAACATAATTCTGATGGCGGCAGAGCGTGGTCGCTGGAATTTTCCAGAATTAAAGGAACATGCGTACCAGGAGTACGAATACTGGGAGCCAGACATGGTTTTGATAGAGGCTAAAGCGTCAGGTACACCATTGATGGATGAATTACGCCTTCGAGGGATACCCGCCTTGAGTTATTCCCCGAACAAAGGTAATGACAAGATCACAAGGATGCATATGGCGGCTCCGATGTTCGAGGCTGGACGGGTCTGGGCACCTGCTGATAAAAAGTTTGCAGAAGAAGTTATTGAAGAAGTGGCATCTTTCCCGTATGGTGATCATGACGACTTTTGTGATAGCATGACTATGGCTATCTTGCGTTTTCGTCAAGGAGGATTTATTTTCCTTGACGGAGAGGACGATGAAGAGGATTATATACCCGAAAGAAGGGAGTATTATTAATGGCTAAAGTATTCGGTGACTTATCTCCTAGTGAGCAAGAAACATTTTTGTTGAAGCTTTTAAACCCTAATGACCCTTTGTACAATAAAGTTGGTAAAAGGGGGTTAGATGAGATTCTTGGTCCTGGTTATGATGTATATAAAAGAACCCCAGCACAAATCAGAAAAGATATTATGAGGATAGGTAAAAGATCTAAACCTAAAAATAAAAAGGTTCAGAAAGCATTTCTTGGCGGTTCTGTTAAAGCGACAGGAACATTTAAAGGAACATTCTAATGGCAACACGACCTGTAGGATCTATGGTAGACTCTGGTATGATGCCGGGGGGAGTAGACCCCGAGCTACCAGAAGTTGAAGTAGAGATAGCGACACCAGAGGATTTTTCAGGTGGAGCAGAGATTATAGATGACGGACAAGGCGGTGCAATCGTACAGTCTATAACTGGTGAGATGACCGAGGTTATGGCTGAAGCATACGATCACAACGCAAACCTGGCAGAGATGCTGGACGATTCGGCTCTCGGCACCCTGTCCTCGGAACTTATAGGTTTGTACAACGAAGATTACGACTCCCGATCAGAATGGGAACAGACATACATCAAAGGTCTGGATTTACTAGGGGTACAACATGATGAGAGATCCCGACCCTTTGAAGGGGCAAGTGGAGTTACACACCCTTTGATATCTGAGTCCGTGACACAGTTTCAGTCTCAGGCGTATAAAGAGTTACTTCCTGCTGGTGGTCCTGTATCTGTCAATCTGGTAGGGTTGCAGAATGCTGAACGAGAAGCACAGGCACATCGTGTAAAAGATTTTATGAATTACCAGTTGACAGAGGTTATGGAAGAGTTCGATCCTGACACAGATCAGATGCTTTTCTATTTACCGCTATCAGGATCTACTTTTAAGAAAGTTTACTACGATGAGAGCAAACAAAGAGCAGTATCCAAGTTTGTTCCGGCTCAAGATCTGGTAGTACCATATTCTGCTAGTGATCTACAGACAGCATCTCGTGTTACGCATGTTTTAAGGATGGATGCAAATGATTTACGCAAGATGCAAGTTGCAGGAGTCTACAAGGATATTGATTTAGTACCCGGAACGGACGATGAGTCCGACTCTGTAAGAGAGCGAGTGAATGAGTTAGAGGGTATATCGAAGAATTATACAGATGACGTGCATACAATTCTGGAGATGCACGTAGATTTAGACCTCGAGGGGTTCGAGGACGCAGGGCTTGACGGTGAGCCAACAGGCATCAAGTTACCTTACATCGTAACGGTGGATAAGGATAGCAGTGAGGTTCTTGCCGTCAGACGAAACTATGACGAAGGTGATCAGGCAAAAAGAAAGAGACAGTACTTCGTGCATTACAAGTTCATGCCTGGACTAGGTTTCTATGGGTTTGGACTTGTACATATGCTTGGAGGATTAGGTAGAGCAGTTACTAGTATATTGAGGCAGTTAATAGATTCCGGGACGCTGGCCAACTTACCGGCTGGATTTAAAGCACGAGGCGTGAGGGTTAGAAACGATGATGAGCCGTTACAGCCTGGTGAGTTCAGAGATATAGATGCACCTGGTGGAAACATCAGGGACGCAATTATCCCACTCCCGTATAAGGAGCCATCTAATACTCTGGCTTCGCTTCTCGGAAGCCTTATAGAAGGAGGACGTAGATTTGTGTCGATTGCCGATCAGAAGATTGGTGAGGGGGGCAGTGGACAGGCACCCGTAGGCACAACCATGGCTATCTTGGAACGAGGCATGAAAGTTATGTCTGCGATTCACAAGAGGCTACACTACGCACAGAAAACAGAATTTAGACTTCTCTCTAGGATATTTGGTGAGAATTTAGCACCTATGTACCCTTATGAGGTAGCTGGTGTACCAAGAGAGATAAAAGCACAAGACTTTGATGGCAAAATAGATGTCATCCCTGTTAGCGACCCGAACATCTTTTCTATGGCTCAGAGGGTTACTTTAGCGCAAACGCAACTGCAATTAGCGCAAACAAATCCGCAGATCCACAACCTCCATAGTGCCTATAAGAGAATGTACCAAGCTCTTGAAGTACAAAACATAGAAGAGATACTGCCACCCCCCAAGAAACCTGTGCCCACAGACCCTGCAATCGAGAACGCTAGGGCTTTGGGGGGTGAGCTTTTACAATCATTTCCAGAACAGGCACATGATGCTCACATAGCAGTGCATGTGCAGTTTATGAAAACACCCATGGTGCTAACTTCACCACAGGTCATGGGTACGATGTACGGACATTTACTAGAACACATAGCCTTTAAGGCTCGTGCAGCAGTTCAAAGAGAGGTTTCAGACCAGATCACAGAACTGAACATCGCAACACAACAGGGACAAGTTCCTGTTGATGCAGCACAGAATCAGGTCAACCAGTTAGAGTCTGCCCTGCAAGATCCAAAACAGGTCGAAGAAAGAGTCGCCCAGTTGGAAGTAGAAATTATGCAACAGGTCTTTGCTCAATTAGCACCGCCACCAGGTGCGAACGAAGATCCGTTAGTCAAAATTAGAATGCAGGAGCTTGCTATTCGACAACAACAGGTTGCTAATGATGCACAGCTTCAGCAAGAAAAGTTATTATTGGAGCAAATGAAAATGCAACAGAGAGCCACAACAGATGCCGCACGTCTTGAACTGCAAGAAGAAATAGCAGACGAGAGAAACGAAGTTAACAGAGAACGTATAGACGTTCAAAGGCAATCGACACTTAGAAGACAGTAGAGGGTGAAATGAAGCCAACGGTCACGAACCTTAGCGTTAAGGTCAACGATCTTGATACACGTACGGCTAGGCTCGAAACTGAAACCAGCATTCAGTTCAAGGATTTGTTTAATCGTCTTAAGCGCATTGAATCTATCCTTATTGGTACTTTTGGTGCTATTGTTCTTTTACTCATAAGCATCATAATGCGGATGTAGCTATGGATCCACTAACTATAAGTGCGGCTATCTCAACGGCAACTGCCGCATTTGGGGGAATTAAAAAAGCGTTCATGGCAGGTAGAGAATTAGAGTCTATGACTCAAGACCTATCTAAATGGATGGGTGCTGTATCTGATGTAGCTAATATAGAAAGACGAGCTAAGAATCCTTCATTACTTACTAAAGTTTTTTATAGTCAATCAATAGAGCAGGAAGCTATTGAAGCATTCGCCGCTAAAAAAAAATTAGACCAACAACGAGACGAACTCAAAACTTTTATAATGTTCACTCATGGCACTAAAGCATGGGATGAACTTATAGCTATGGAGGGACAGATTCGTAAACGCAGACAGAAAGAGGTATATGAAGCACAAGAAAGAAAAGAAAAAATTATATTGTGGGCTGTTGGTATAGGTACAATAGGTATTGGTACTGCTATTCTTTTTGCTTTTACATATGGTTTAGTTTTATTAGATAGGAAATAATTATGACACAAGAAGAATTAGAAGAACT